ATGGAACTAGTACTTAAAATGAACACTGAGGAAGCAATAACAGTAGCAGAAAACGGCACACTAAAGGCACTGGTAGAGAGCTTTAAAGAACCATATCAGCCTGTGGCAAACGCAGTCGAGCCGCAGACGGAGCCTATTGCCGCATCCACCGTGCCTACATGGACACCAGGGGGAGGCGCAGTAGACGATTCACTACCGCAGGAAACAGAGCCCATAGTACCACAGCAAACAGTACCTACTGAGGCGAGGAGTTACACAGCAGATGAGCTGCAGAAGGCAGCTATAGGTCTAATGGACAAGGGCGTATCAATGGATGATATAGCTGCGGTTCTCAGCAGGCATGGCGTAAGTTCGCTGCCAGAGCTAACACCAGATAAATTCGGGGCATTCGCACTTGATCTAAGACAGTTAGGAGCTGATATCTAATGGCAGGACACAAGGACAGAGCACACGCGCTGCTATCTGCAAGCGGCGCGCACAGATGGATGAACTGCACACCTAGTGCAGTGCTAGAGTCGGAGTTCCCAGACACTACCTCAGAGGCGGCGAAAGAGGGCACACTCGCCCACGAAATGGCAGAGGCGAAGTTACAGCACCTATTCAACACACAAAGCTATCGTAAGGCAACTCTGACTAGAACGCTCAACAAGATTAAGAAGAATGAACTGTATCAGCCGGAGATGGATGGATACACAGACGACTACGTCGCATACATCCGTAAGGCAGCTATGGAGTTTGAGAAGACACCATACATCGCTATTGAGAAGAGATTAGACCTTACAGCGTATATACCAGACGGGTTTGGAACAGCTGACTGCGTGATGATAGGAGAGAGGACACTGCACATTATCGACCTTAAGTATGGTAAGGGCGTTCCCGTATCGGCAGAGGATAACCCACAGCTCCTGATATATGCGTTAGGGGCTCTCGAGGCATACAAGATGTTATTTGCTATCGATACGGTCAAGATAAGCATTGTGCAGCCTAGAATTGACAACACTAACAGCAGTGCATACTCTGTATCACTGTTAAGAGATTGGGGCGAAGATGTCAAGGAGCTAGCTAATATCGCTATTAAAGGTGAGGGCGATTATGCGCCAGGTGACTGGTGTAGGTTCTGTAGAGCAAGACAGCAGTGCAGAGCAAGGGCGGACAAGAACATAGAGTTAGCCTTTGATGTAGGCAAGAAGCCACCTCTTATCACTAATGACGAAGTAGGCGAGTACCTACGTAAGGGCGAAGATGTAGCCAAGTGGTTAACGGAGCTGCAGGACTATGCACTGACGGAGTGTCTAGCAGGAAGAGATGTAGACGGATACAAAGCAGTTGAAGGTAGAGGCTCGAGAGCATGGATAGATATGGACGCAGCATTCGAGGCAATCATTGAAGAAGGTACTGATGAAGCAATGCTATATGAACGTAAGCCTCTGACATTGGCACAAGTGGAGAAGTTAATGGGCAAGGCTCACTTTGCAGATGTAGCAGGGGAGTATGTAGTTAAGAGCCCAGGTAAACCAACCCTAGTGCCAAGTACGGATAAAAGACAAGCTATTACTAATAAGATAACAGCCGATGAGGCATTTAAGTAACGGAGGTATTCATATGAGTTTAGGCAGAGACCTTTTAAACGATTATGCATACGAAATTGAGAAAGGAAAAGAAATTATGGCTATTGGAGAAATAACAAACGTAACAACAGGAGAAGTAAGACTATCATTTGTACATTTATTTAAAACATACGCAAACATTACTGGTCAAGAACCTAAGTTCAGTACAACAATCTTACTACCGAAAACAGATACAGCTACGAAGGCTCGTATCGATGCTGCCATTGAAGCAGCTAAGCAGAAGGGTGCAAATGGGTGCTATAACGGAGTAGTCCCACCAGTAGTCCCAACGCCTATATGGGATGGTGATGGTGTTAAACAGGACGGTACGCCATTTGGACCTGAGTGCAAAGGACACTGGGTATTCACCGCACGAGCATCAGCCGACTATCCGCCTGAGGTTGTGGATGTGCACGGCAATCCTATCATCAATCACAGTGATGTATATAGTGGATGCTACGCAAGAGTAAACGTGGAGTTCTTCCCCTATAACTTTAACGGAAAGAAAGGAGTAGGTTGCTCTCTCGGTCCGGTGCAGAAGCTAAGAGATGGCGAGGCACTCGGTGGCGCGGCTCCATCAGCAGCGCAGGCTTTTGGGGTAGCTCCTCCATCACAAGCCGCGCAAGTACGTTATAACCCAATCACAGGTGAAGAAGTACCTTTTTAGGGGGAGAACAGAATGGAGCACCTAAATATTGACATAGAGACATATAGTAGCGTTGACATCAGTAAAGCGGGTGCTTACAAGTATGCCGAGAGCGAGGACTTTGAGGTCCTCCTCTTCGCATATAAGGAGGGAACTCAGCCGACTAAAGTAGTAGACCTTGTGGCGGGCGAAGAAATTCCTGAACGCATAATAGCGGCTTTACGGGACGAAAACGTAATCAAGCATGCATATAACGCGGCATTCGAGTGGATATGCCTTAATAGGGCGGGTTACTCTACACCGATAGATCAGTGGCGCTGCACAATGATACACGGGCTTTACTGCGGATATCCTGCAGGACTGGGGGCAGTAGGTAAGGCAATAGGGCTCCCGGAGGATAAACAAAAGCTATCAACAGGCAAGGCACTAATTAACTATTTTTGTAAGCCTTGTAGACCTACTAAATCTAACGGCAACCGCTCTCGTAACTTACCCAAGCATGCTCCGGAGAAGTGGGAATTGTTCAAGGAGTATAACAGGCAAGACGTTGAGGCGGAGAGCAACATACTTAATAAATTAGAGCCTTATCCGGTACCGGAGGCAACGTGGTCAGCATGGATTGAGGACATAGGTATTAACTCGAGAGGGGTTGCGATAGATGACCGTCTATTAGAGGGAGCACTCGCAATAGATTCGATGAGTACGGAGGAGCTTCTAAAAGCAGCAAGGTCGATAACAGGACTGGCTAACCCTAACTCGAACGCACAGTTACTTGGTTGGGTTAAGTCACAGGATATTGATGTTGATAACCTCCGTAAGGACACTGTATCAGAACTACTGGAGGGTGACCTCCCGGAGAACGTGCGAGAAGCGCTTGAGCTTCGTCAGAAACTCGGTAAATCGTCTGTATCGAAGTACAAGGCTATGGACGAGGCTAGAGGCGAGGATGGAAGAGTAAGAGGACTACTGCAGTTCTATGGCGCAAACCGCACAGGCAGGTGGGCGGGTAGACTCGTGCAGGTGCAGAACTTACCGAGAAACTATCTTAATACGCTAGACGAGGCAAGAGAGCTTGTAAAGGCTGTTAACTACAGAGGGCTCAAGCTGATATATGGAAACGTACCGGATACGCTCTCGCAGCTCATTAGAACAGCATTTATACCCGCAGACGGTAAGAAGTTCATAGTCTCCGATTTCAGCGCCATAGAGGCTCGTGTAATCGCATGGCTAGCTGGCGAAAACTGGGTTCTGGATGTGTTTAAGAGAGGTGGCGACATATATTGTGCTACCGCCTCGCAAATGTTCGGTGTTCCGGTAGAAAAACACGGGATCAACGGAAATCTGAGGCAGAAGGGCAAGGTAGCAACTCTCGCTCTCGGCTATCAGGGAGGTGCAAACGCACTCATACAAATGGGGGCCCTTAACATGGGCATTCCGGAGGAAGAACTTCCGGACATAGTTAGCAAATGGCGCACAGCAAATCCTAACATAGTGCAGCTGTGGGAGAAGATGAATAAACTGGCAATACACACAATAGATACGGGTAATACCACATATATAAATGGACTTACACTGAGAACAGAGCTAGATATAATACACGGCTTAAGTTACTTCTCTATTGAACTCCCTTCCGGGCGCAAGCTCTTCTACTGCCAGCCATCAATAGGCACTAACAGATGGGGTCACCCATCCATAGAGTACAAAGGAAATAATCAGACTACAAAGAAATGGGAGACTTTAGAGACATATGGAGGCAAGCTCATAGAGAATGTTGTACAAGCTATCGCAAGGGATTGCTTGGAGATAACGATTCACAGATGCATTGCAAAAGGCTACAAGCCGGTTATGCATATACACGACGAAATTGTTATAGAAGCAGAAATAACAGATTGTCTAAAAGATGTCAACGATATATTTGCAGAGTCTATACCCTGGGCCCCGAGTCTTCCGTTATCAGGTGCGGGCTTTGAATCAAACTATTACATGAAGGATTAACAGTCATGATCAACGATAAAAAAATTACAATAGCTACGGCAGGCAGCCGTAAATCTACAAACTGGGTGACTTCCAGTCTAATGTGGTCGGAGTACTGCGATAAACTCAAAACACCAATCAAATCAGCAGAGACGTTACAAGAATACCTCAGCTACACCAAAGCTAAGCAAGACGAGTTAAAGGACGTCGGCGGTTTTGTCGGAGGAAGTCTCTCAGGGGGGAGGCGTAAGGCAGATGCGATAACCGGTCGTGATCTTATAACTTTAGATCTAGATAACATACCAAGAGGCGGCACAAATGACATACTGAAACGAGTCGGTTCATTAGGATGTGCGGCAGCGGTTTACAGCACACGAAAGCACAGTGAATACGCTCCGAGATTGCGAGTTATTATTCCATTAGATCAAACTGTCACTGCGGATGAATATGAACCAATAGCGCGTAAGCTGGCCGAGATGATAGGGCTGGTGTACTGTGACCCCACTACATTTGAGGCGTCTCGTCTCATGTACTGGCCAAGTTGTTCATGCGACAGCAATTATGTGTGTGAGATATACGACAACGCGTTTTGCTCCGGGCGCGGCATACTTGCCATGTATGGTGATTGGCACGATATATCGTCTTGGCCGCAGATACCTGGCGCAGACGCAATAGAAAAAAGAAGACTCGCAAAGCAAGAGGACCCAACAACTAAACGAGGTATCGTAGGGGCTTTCTGCCGAACATATTCTATAACAGAGGCAATGGAGAAATTCATACCGGGGATGTATGAGGCCACAGATAGCCCAGGGCGATACACATATACCGGCGGCAGCACAGCAGGAGGTGCGGTCGTATATGATGGAGACCTATTCCTCTTTTCGCACCATGCTACAGACCCGTGCAGTGGCCAGCTAGTTAATGCGTGGGATCTCGTAAGATTACACATGTACGGAGATAGAGACGACGCGGCTAAAGATGGTACGCCTGCTGCTAAAATGCCGTCATATCTCGCTATGAAGACTCTAGCAGCAAATGATAAGGCCGTAACAGATACGATGACTAGAGAGCGAATTGAGGCTGCTAACGATGCCTTTAGCGAAAGTGCGATTGTACCAGCGGAAGAAAATAAAATCGATACCGTGTGGATATCAAAGCTGACATTAGATACAGCCGGACAGATCAAAAAAACCATAAATAATGCAGTCATCGTCTTAGAAAATGACCCACTGCTTAAGGATAAAATCGCAATCGATGAGTTCGCCAATCAAGGTGTAGTATTAGGAGCACTGCCATGGGACAAAGATACTGATCAGAGACCTTGGACAGATAATGACGACGCCAACTACGCTAACTATATGGAGCTTTATTATGACATAAAAGGAAAAGACTTGTTGAGTAATGCTCTTACGGTAGTTTCCGGTAAACATAAGTTTAACAATGTGAGAAAGTATCTAACTGGTCTCAAATGGGACGGCGTAAAACGACTCGACACGCTGTTAATAGATTACCTGGGTGCAGAAGATAACCTTTATACAAGGGCGGTTATGCGCAAATCCTTATGCGCAGCAGTTACTAGAGCGATGCGCGATTTCGTTAAGTATGACTACATGCCGATACTCACAGGACCACAGGGCATAGGTAAAAGCACATTCTTGTCTACACTAGGAAAAGGATGGTTCAGTGACTCACTTGCCACGTTTGAGGGTAAAGAGGCCGCAGAGCTTATACAAGGCGTATGGGTAGTTGAAGTTGGAGAACTAACAGCCATGAACCGACAAGAGGTAAATTCCGTTAAGCAGTTCCTCTCTAAGGTTGATGACATATACCGCGCGCCATATGGGCGCAGAACAACGAGATATCCACGTAGATGCGTCTTCTTTGGGACATCGAACGAAAGTGAGTTTCTAAAAGATGACACGGGAAATCGAAGATTTTGGCCTGTGGATGTGGGGGTATATGGCGTGTCAAAATCTGTTTGGGATGATCTGCCGAGCGAGGTAGACCAGATATGGGCGGAGGCTTATACATATTACGTACTCGGCGAAAAGCTATTTCTCCCAAAAGAGATTGAGGTTATAGCTAACGAAATACAAAACGAACACAGCGACTACTCTGCACTCGAGGGTAACATAAAAGACTACCTTGACACTAAAGTACCTACTAACTGGATGAGCATGAGCACACAGGAACGCAGGATGTTCTTAAACGGCAACGTAGCATATGAGGGTAGCCTAGAGCCAATGGACAGAGTGTGTATAGCACAGATATGGGCAGAGTGTCTGGGTGGTGATATCAAATACCTAAAGCCACAAAATAGAAACGAGATAGCAAGGGTGCTACGCAAGATTCCAGGTTGGCAGAAGTCAAAATCTACGACACGATGTGGCCCATACGGCATACAAAAGGGATTCGTAAAAATGTAAACCGAAGGCATAAGTTAACGGTTTACACAAAAATCGGTTTACGAGCAGTGTAAACTGTAAAAATTCAGTTTACAGATAAGTTTACAAGAGGGTTTACGCAACAACCGTTGAAAAACTAACTGTTATATATATATTAGTAAACTATGTAAACCAAAAACATATAAGAAGTAAAAAATATAGAATAAATACGGTCTATAAATTCTATAAATCCTATAATACAGACCTATATACGCGTGTATAGATTTACAGTTTACGGTTACAGGGGGTGCAAGATGCTTGAGAAAGACATTGAGAAAATATTTACAGCAGAGATTAAGAGAGCGGGAGGCAAAGCTTATAAGTTCACAAGTCCAGGGAACGATGGGGTGCCGGACAGAATCGCTTTGCTGCCGAGTGGTCAAATAGTGTTCGTTGAGCTTAAGACTGAAAATGGCAGATTGACCAGACTTCAAAAACTACGCTGCGAGGAAATATCAGCACTTGGCCAAAAAGTCAGAGTACTGCATGGGCTGGCAGAGGTTCGTGACTTCTTCCTGGAGTTCGGACTAGAGACCGCTGCATATAGACTTGAGCGAAGACTTGGGAGGTGGTAGGAGGTGGAATATACACCACACGAATATCAAAAACACTGCATTAACCGCATTGTTGATACACCGAGACTAGGATTGTTCCTGGACATGGGTCTGGGCAAGACGTCGATTGTACTGTCAGCGATTAAAGAACTCAAATACAATCGTTTTGCAGTTTCGAAGGTACTTGTTATAGCGCCCAAAAAAGTCGCGGAGGGCACATGGACCAAAGAAAAGGACAAGTGGAATCACACAAAATGTTTAAGGGTTAGCAGGATACTGGGCAGCGAAAAAAAGCGCATAAGAGCACTTTACGATACAGCGGATGTGTATGTCATCAACCGAGAGAATGTTGTTTGGCTTGTAGATTTTTACAAGAACGATTGGCCTTTTGATATGGTCGTGATAGACGAGTCATCTAGCTTTAAAAGTCACAAGGCGAAGAGGTTCAAGGCGCTGTCTGCAATGGTGCCGAGAATAAAGCGAATTGTGGAGCTGACGGGTACACCGTCACCTAATGGACTTGCTGACTTATGGGCACAGCTGTATCTGCTAGATGAAGGCGCAAGGCTAGGCACAAGGTATGCGGGCTTTCGCGAAAGGTACTTCGATGCAGGGCCAAGACACAACGGCATTGTGTACAAGTACAGCGCTAAGCAGGGGTCAGAAGAGGCAATACTAAGCGCTATATCGGATATATGCGTATCCATGAAGGCGGCAGATTACTTAGAACTTCCAGACTGCATTATGCACGAGATACCTGTTGAGCTAGATCTTAAAGCGGCTAAAGCCTATAGAGAGCTAGAGCGTGAAATGGTGCTAGAGCTACCAGATGACGAGGTAACAGTTACGAGTGCAGCTGCGCTATCAAACAAACTACTGCAACTAGGCAACGGCGCAATCTACGGGGAAGACCACAGCGTACACGAGGTGCACGGGTGCAAGGTAGAGGCATTTATGGAGCTTATCGAGAGCCTTAGCGCATCTGGTAAAAATGCACTAGTCTTTTATAACTATCAGCACGATAGAGAGCGACTCAGAAGGGCACTGGCCAAGACAGGGCTAGTCGTGAGAGAGCTTAAGACGACAGAGGACGAGGACGACTGGAACATGGGCAAGATAGACGTACTGCTTACACACCCCGCATCATCAGCTTACGGTCTTAATTTGCAGCAAGGAGGCAATCACGTTGTGTGGTTCGGTCTTAACTGGAACTATGAGCTATACACGCAGGCCAACAAGAGACTGCATAGGCAAGGGCAGACGGAGAAGGTTATCATACACCACCTAGTGTGTGAAGGCACAAGAGACGAGGATGTTATGGCAGCGTTAGCCCGAAAAGACGACGTGCAGCAGTTCATCATGGACTCGCTAAAAGCAAGGATTTTGAAAATAAAGGAGAATCAGTAATGATACCACAAGATAGACTGATAAACTACGCAAGCAATTTCCTTGAATCGGAAATTGAGAACATCGAGAAACTACTAAAGGACGACAGCATTGATGGTGCGAGCAGAGATATATTGAACAAGCTTTTGAATGAATACAAGCACGATTTAGAAGTGATTGAAAGGGAGCGTTGGTAGTATGCAAAAAATGACAATATACATCAGCGGTAGGATTACCGGCTATGATGACTACGAAAAGACTTTTAACGAGGCAAAGGAAATGCTGCTTGACGAGTATCCTGGGGCAGAGATTATTAACCCAGCTGAAATAGTATTGCCAGAGGTCTGCGATTGGGATGACTACATGGTGATATGCTTAAGGCTTTTAGATAAGGCAACGCACATCTACATGCTTGATAATTGGGTGCACTCAAAAGGCGCTTGCACTGAGCACCTATACGCACTAAAGAACGGCATAGGTGTTTTGTGCCCGGAAAGTTCGTCTTACAGATAGGAGCGTGCTTATGGACTACGAACAGATTAAGCAGCTTAAAGCGTTAAAGCGTGAAGCCGAAGGACTTAAATACTCTATCGACCACGCTAAGCCGGAAATAGTCACAGACTACTACAAGGATTATAGAAACGGTCGAGGAGTACCAAAATCGCTTATAGGACTGACTTTTGACGAAAAAGGTATATCGAGTAGGGAGAGACGGTTGAAATGCAAGCTAGACGAAATTAGCAGGCTAATTGAGGCTATAGAAAAAGAGATAGAAGTTATAGACGACCCGGACATGAGGACAATACTCAGAATGTATTATGTTGAGGAGCTGAGCTACAGAGAAATCGAGGAACAAGCATTTATAAGCAAGTCTACAATACATCGAAAACTAAAGAATTTTGCCGAAAACGAAAAATGGGACAAATGGGACAAAAACCTGTGATATATTGTATTTAGCGAAAAGGGAATTGGGCGAACTCCTTTTGTAAATATTTTATATAATCACTCCACAGAGGGCACTTCTAGCCATAGAGGTGTCCTTTGTGTTTGTCTAATAAAACAAGCTAATTGCTAGAAAGGTGGTGGTGTATTGTGAAGAAAAAAGATAAATTAACTCTTAAACAAAAGAGATTTGCTGATGAATACATCATCAGTGGGAATGCTTATAAGTCAGCCATTGAGGCTGGATATAGTAAAAGCTATGCAAAAGGCAATGTTGTAAAGTTGTTGGAAAATGTGAGTGTTAAGGCTTATATAGACGAAAGGCTCAAGGAATTAGACGATAAAGCCGTCGCAAAGCAAGAAGAAGTGCTGCAGTATCTCACTGCTGTTATGAGAGGCACGACGCAAAGCGCAGTAGTCGTCATAGAGGGCGAAGGTGATGGTTTCTCGTCTGCCAGGCTCATGGACAAGACTCCAGACGAGAAGGAGAAATTGAAAGCCGCAGAACTACTAGGTAAGCGCTACGGAGCATTTACAGACAAGGTCGAAGTCGGTGCGGATTTAGAACTAAACGTCAAGGTGGATTATGGCGACTGTAACGATTAAGGCTAACAGGATTTTCCGAGAGCCGAATCAGTCACGCAAGCGGTACATCGTTATGCGAGGCTCCGCTGGGTCTGGCAAGAGTATGGACACCGCACAACATTACATACTGCGGTTGCTGTCCGATAAAGGGCGCAATCTCCTATGTGTCCGTAAGGCTGATGTAACTAATCGTGATAGTACGTTCGCAGAGTTGCAAGCGGCTATCTGGAGAATACACGGAGATGCGTGGGAGCGATACTGGAGAGTTAATAGCTCTGCAATGATTATCGAGTGTAAAGTCAACCAGAATCAAATCCTCTTCAGGGGAATGAATGATGAAAAGCAACGAGAAAAGCTCAAGTCAATCACATTCAAGAGAGGTAAACTAACAGATGTCTGGATTGAAGAGGCTACGGAGCTTACACAAGCGGACTTTGAAATTATTGATGACAGACTAAGAGGTGAATTGCCAGACGGACAATTTTACCAAATACGCCTCACGTTTAACCCTGTATCGGCTCATCACTGGATTAAAGCACAGTTTTATGATAGGCAAGATGATGACGTTCTAACGCACAAGTCTACATTCAGAGACAATCGGTTCATTGACGAAGCTTATTTCAAGCGAATGGAACGACGCAAGGAAGTTGATCCAGAAGGCTATCAGATATATGGACTAGGTAATTGGGGCGAGACTAAAGGGCTCATATTCCATAATTACGAAGTCAAAGAAATATCAACAAACTACGAAGACTATGACTACGTTGCCATTGGGCAAGACTTCGGATTCAACCACGCAAATGCAATATACCCATACGGCTACAGGGATGGCGATATATACGTCCTTCCTGGGCTGTACGGCTACGAGAAAGATACAGCGGAGTGGATACAAGAGGCTGACAAGTTCCCGGAGCTTAAGACACGCGATATGTGGTGCGACTCTGCCGAGCCAGACAGAATAAAGACGTGGCGCAAGGCTGGATACAGGGCGAGAGCAGTTAGCAAGGAACCTAATTCAGTTAAGGCGCAGATTGACTGGCTGAAGGGGAATCAAGACGGAGGCGAAGTCGTCAAGAGGATGATTTATATCCATCCATCTAATGTGAATTTTATAAGAGAAATAGGACAATGGAAGTGGAAGTATGACGATAAACGTGGCATTTATCTCGACGAACCAGTTCCATTTTTTGATGACGCGATGGCGTCGATGCGTTATGGCGTAGAGGGATGGCGAAAGCCGTCGCAAATCAAACTAAAGACATTTAAGGAGGGAATCTAGTAGATATGAAATCGAAAAGACCATATGTGTTACCTTACGCACTTGTATGCAGTGAGCAAGAGATAAGCGAAGGTATCAAAGGCGACTTGATCCAAAAGCAAATCGCAAAACACGATAACATGCTTCAGAGGTATGTATACCTTGAGAACATGTACAAAGGTTTTCACGACATATTCAAGGGTCCAGATAAAGAGAACTGGAAGCCTGATAACAGATTAGCAGTGAATTTTCCACGATACATCACAGATACCTTCACTGGATACGGATATGGCGTGCCTATCAAGGTGACGCACCCCGACGAAAAGATAAACGATGCTATACAGCTGTTCAGTAGACAAAACGAAATCACCGACCACGAGGCCGAAATGGTGAAGAAGTGTTGTATCTATGGTCATGCTTTTGAGTTTCTGTATCAGAACGAGGAACACGAGACAAAGGTATCATCAATCTCGCCTAAAGAAATGTTCGTGGTATATGACGACAAGCTCAGTCAAAGAGCATTATTTGCGGTTAGATATGGAGTATATCCACAATTTAGCGACAAGGCAGGCAAAACATATGGTGAGATTTACACAAAGGACTTCATATACACCTTTGAGGACAAGAAGGTAACAGAGACTATAGAGAACCCTTACAGACTTATTCCTTGCGTTGAGTGGAGACTGAACGACGAACGAATGGGATTATTTGAGCCTATCACCGGGCTTGTGGAGACGTACAACGCAACACTAGGCGAAAAGGCTAACGATGTAGATGCATTCGCCGAGGCTTATCTTGCGATTTTAGGTGCTGAGCTTGACGAGGACGGAGTAAGGCATATCCGTGACAATAGAATCATCAATCTTTATGGCACGGACAACGCAAAGGACATACTTATTCAGTTCTTGCAGAAACCAACAGCGGATGGAACACAAGAGAACCTACTCAACAGACTTGAGACACTTATATATCAAATCTCTATGGTGGCGAATATCTCAGACGAGAGTTTCGGTAATGCAACGAGCGGAGTGTCGCTAGCATACAAACTCCAAGCAATGAGTAATCTTGCACTGACCTTTGACCGAAAGATAGAGAAGAGCTTGAGAAAACGATACAAAATCTTTTGCAGTCTAGCAACAAATGTACATGATCCATTAGCATATCAAGACATCGAGATAAAGACCTCCAGGAACATACCGGTCAACACTCAAAATGAGGCGGAGATTGCGTCAACATTGCAAGGTGTCGTATCAAAAGAAACTCAGCTGAGCGTACTGTCAATCGTTCCCGACGTTAAGCGCGAAATAGAGAAGATGGAAGAGGAAGAGGTTGAGGCTAGGGAAAAGCTATCAGTGATAGACCAGCTGTTTGCTGATAACAAAAGCAAGGAGCTAAACCATGACGAGGAGTAAAAGGAAACGCAATCCAAGTGTAGAATATTGGCGGGAGCGAGAGACTGAGGCGATAAAGCACAGAATCAAAGACGAGCGAGAGTATTTCAAAGAGATCAAACGAATTTTTGATAACGCGTCCGTCAATATCGACAAGGAGATAAAAGCCTTTTATATGCGATATGCAAGCAAAGAGGGAATCACCATAGCTGAGGCTAAGAAAAGAGCCTCACAGCTTGATATAGAGGCCTTTAGCACTAAGGCAAAACGATATGTCAAGACTAAGGACTTTTCGGACCAAGCAAACGAGGAGCTGAGGCTCTACAATCTCACCATGAAGGTCAATAGACTGGAGCTGCTCAAGGCAAATATCGGACTAGATCTTGTCAATGCATATCAAGATTTAGAGGATATCACACGCAAGGCAATGACAGAGCGAACGAGAGAAGAGCTCAAAAGACAGTCGGGAATACTAGGTGAAAGCATTAACGATAGTAAGGCTGCAGTAGAGGACATCGTCGGACAGTCGTTTTACAATGCGACATTTTCGGACAGAGTATGGCACAATCAAAGCCTGCTCAAGTCACAGCTTGACACTCTGATATCAACAGGACTGATACAAGGACGCAATCCAAAGGCCTTAGCTGGAGAACTTCAAAAGGTTTTCGGAACATCAAGATACAATGCAGAGCGATTGCTAATCACAGAGCTTGCGAGGGTGCAGACACAATCACAGCAAAACGCATATGAACAATGTGGGTATGACGAGTATCAGTTCATCACGATAGGAGTAGGCGCCTGTGATATTTGTAGACCGATGGATGGGGAAATATTCAAGGTTAGGGATATGCTAGTAGGCGAGAATGCTCCGCCTCTTCACCCTAACTGTAGATGTAGCACGAGTGCAAGTACAGAAATTGAGCCACTTAACAAAAACGTTGAATTGCCACAGGAATTGTTAGAATCTAATCAAATTGATGACACTTTAAAAAAGGGAATTTCTAAAGCACTTGAGAGAATAGAAAAAAATTACAATATTACGATTGATAATATTGAGTTTGCACCTTTTAATAACGAAGGAGCTCCGTTTACATATGTACCTTATTCCAAAGATGGGATATATAAAGCAAAATTGAATATCAATCCTAGTTTTAACTGGAATAAAGACATTGAATCGTTTAATGCAAGGATATATAATAATTATATAAAACACAATCTTGCGTGTAGAAATTTAGATGACTTAATACTTCACGAGGCGGCACATTTTAAAACCTTTGAAGATTGTAAAACATGGAGTGAGTTTCTCCAATTAGAAAAAGAGGTTAGGCAGAAATTCATACCGGGTGTATCAAAATATAACGATATGAGCTTAGATGGTGCTGAAACAATTGCTGAGGGCGTAGTCGCAATAAAAAATGGAGACAAGGTGTCTCAACGAATTGTAAATTTGGTAAAGGAGTATACAGGATGGTAGTTTTTTCAGATTGTATAGAATGTGAACACTTCTGTGACGATGGAAATCCACACAAATGTTGTTGCGAGGCGTACCCTGATGGCATTCCTCGAAAATGGTATCTTGAAGGAAGACCAAAGAAAGTAAAAGAATGTAATAATGGAATCGGTTTTAAACCGGAGTCTAATACAGAAGAATAGCAGATAAAATACACAAAATCTCGACTGAGCTTGTGTATTTTTTATTTTAGTTTGAAAGGGAGTAGGCATAGTGAATATACCAAAGAAAATTAAAGCTTTACACCTTGAGTATGAGGTTATAGAAGACAGAAATATACATGAAGGCAGCACTGAATTGCTTGGACAAGTACAGTACATCCAGCAAAGGATATTACTAAACGAGGGAGCAAGCTATCAGCAAAAGTGTGAAACACTAATACATGAGGCAATCCACGCACTTGACAATGTTTACAATATTGGTCTTGAAGAGAAACAAGTTGAGCAGTTAGGAGTTGCGTTATATAACTTCCTAGAAGATAACAAGGGGTGTTTATTTGATAACAATTTACAACATTAACGACAGAATATCTGTTGAAGGTCACGCAGACTATGGACCATACGGACAAGACATCGTTTGTAGTGCCATATCGACACTCTTACAGACTTATGTTGAGTCGGTGGCTAATCTGTCAAGCGATGAAATAAAATACAGCATAGGCAAAGGGAGAGCATTCGTCGAGCATAAGGCTTTATCAGTACAAGGAAAGGTACTGAGGGAGTCTTTTTTTATAGGCATAAACGGAGTGGCAAAAGCCTACCCCGATAATGTACAAATAATCAATTCTATAACAGCGGATGACACGGGGGAATATTATTCCAATGTGTTGGACGAAGGAGGAAACGAAAATGGAAGTTATTAAGAAGTGGGAACTACAGTTGTTTGCTGCAGGCGATGTAGCTGGGACCGATGGTAATGGCACAGAGCCAGCAGAACCAAACAAAGAGGGCGATAACGGAGGAGAGCAGAGCAACAGCTTTGACGACTTTCTAAAGGACCCTAATCATCAAGCAGAGTTTGACCGCAGAATTGAGAAAGCAATCAAGACAAGAGAGTCCAAGCTAGAGGACAAATACAAAGAGGACTTGAAGAAGGCTCAGACCGAGGCGGAAAAGCTTGCTAAGATGAACGCAGAGCAGAAGAAAGACTATGAACTTGAGCAGATGCGTGAGGAGAACGCAAGACTAAGGGCAGAGTCGGAACTTAACGCAATGCGTAGCACAGCATCATCTTTGCTGAACGAAAAAGGCATCGAGGCAAATAGTGACATGCTTGATTTAGTAGTTGAGGGCGACGCAGAAAAGACAAAGGCTAACATCGAGAAGCTTGTTAGCATTGTCGAAAAGGAGCTCAAGGCTGCAGAGGTTAAAAGAGCGACAGGCAGAACCCCTAACAACTTCAACAACAATAGTGGCAATCTCAGTCCGATTGAGGAAAAGATTGCTAAGTATAAGAAACCATGATACGAAAGCAAGAAAGGATATTAAAAAAATGGAAAAGAGAAGATTTGACCTACAGCTATTTGCACAGGGTGAGAATAATGGCAGAGGAATCATGTCGTATGGGAAAGAGTTCAAGGAGCTCATCGAGGCTGTATTTGGAGTAGAGGCATACTTTGCTGACTTCTTCGTTGGTGACACAATCGAGGCACTAGACGGAGTAGCAAACAACAAGACAGCCTTCACGGTAAAGACATCAGACATTCCTGTTGTTGTTGGAACATACAGCAAGGATGCTAATACAGGTTTTGGCACCGGCACAGGCAAGTCATCAAGATTTGGTAACAGAACAGAGGTTATCTACACAGACACAGATGTGCCTTACACATGGAATTGGGCAATCCATGAAGGACTTGACAGAGCAACAGTAAACGCAGACCTTGAGAAAGCAGTAGCAGACAGACTAGAGCTACAGGCTCAGGCAAAGGTTGGACAGTTTAATGCTCATCACGGAAAGTTCATATCAGACAGTGCTGGAAAGACAGTCGCTGGTGGCGTATCAGTAACAAAAGATAATGTTGGCGAGATTTTCTCCCAGCTATCAGCTCACTTTACAAATGCAAAGGTACGCAAGGGCATGGTAAAGTGTGCTAAGGTAAGACCTGATGTATATAACGCAATCATCGACAGCGGACTTGCTACAAGTGCGAAGGGTTCATCTGTAAACATTGACGACAATGCTGCGCTCAAGTTCAAGGGTTTCGAGATTACAGAGATACCAGCAGACCTATTCCAGACAAAGGAAGTAGTGTATGCTTATGTTAAGCACTGCGGTAAGGCATTTACAGGAATCAACACAGTAAGAACAATCGAGTCCGAGGACTTCAACGGACTAGCACTACAGGGAGCTGGAAGTGCTGGCGAGTATGTTCCAGCTGATAACAAGAAGGCAATCGTGAAGGTAACAGTTACCGGAGCATAAAGCCTTTAGTAGGCAGAACTGAAAAGGATAAAAAGAGAGGGACAAAACAGTCCTTCTCTTTTATTAAACGAGAAAGGAATAATCACTATGTATAGAGTATTAGAGCATTTTCACGACCTAGAGGACTTCAAAGCAGATAAAAAGGGCGAGAGAACCTATTTTGAGTACAACGAGGGCGATACATATCCTAGAGATGGATACGAGCCAGCAGAATGGAGAATCGACGAGCTGATGGGTGGAGGAAACCCACTAAAAAGACCGCTCATCGAAGAGGTAGATGCAGTTACTAATGAACTCGGCGAGCCAACAGAGGAAGGCTCAAAAGATGAAACCGGCGGAGACGAGGAAGGCGAGGAATAATGTATTTAGATAGTATCAAGGCACTGCTTGGGACGTTAGGAACCCAATATGAGAGTATCATCAGTCAAATAGCACATATGACCGAGCAAAGGCTAAAAGTCCTTATATCAAGCGATGAAGTGCCTCAAGAGCTATCATACATTGTCATTGAGGTATCTGTCGCAAGGTTTAACCGCATCGGTTCAGAAGGATTGTCTTCGCACAATGTTGAGGGCGAACAGATGACATGGAGCAACGACGATTTTAAGCCATATGCAAGAGACATCGAAGCCTATTTGAAGAACAAGGCAAACAGCACTCAAGGAAGGGTGAGGTTTATATGAGATACGACAAGATAATCAGCTTGTATAGAGACGAAAGAGGTTCATATAACGAGGACACTGGCGACTATGAACATGCAAGCGATGGCTTTTCGGACTCAATCATCGCATCCGTTAACGACGCATCAGACCAAACGGTAAAACTGATTTATGGTGAAATTCGAGAGGGTGTACTAGTGATACATGTACCATACAACATTGGGGACGGTATCGACTACATCAAGTACAAAGACAAGAAGTATCGCATAGACAGAAAGCGAAATTTGAGATTTAAGACGACTTTTATCGTCTCAGAGGTTCATTGATATGTCAGTCAAGATAAGCGGGGCAGACAAGCTGTCTGATGCTTTAAGGCATGCTCAGAAAATGACTGAGGTTAAGGCTTGTGTCAGTAAGCATGGTGCAGACCTTAACGCCATCATGGTGGAGAAAGCACCGGTCAAGACTGGCTTTTTGCGTAGAAGTATCAAGATAAGCAAAGGCGATAACGGAATGAGTGTAACAGTCGAACCGACTGCTGAATATGCGCCATATCTCGAGTATGGCACAAGGTTCATGAGAGAGCGACCATTCGTCAAGCCAGCACTCGAAAGGGTTAAGCCTAAGTTTATAAGAGATGTCAAGAAAATCATGGGAGGATAGGTAAATGCGAAAAGACCCACAGCAAGAGCTGTTTACAAAAGTTCGAAAAGAATTGGAAAAACGTTTTGGACGAATAGTATTTGACGGAGCAATACCATCCAAAGAAGTAGCTTATCCGTTTATTTATATGGCTGGAAGTACGCAGACGGACACACAGAACAAGACTGCACTATTTGGCACTGTGACACAGACCATCCATGTATGGCATAACAATCTGCTTCAGAGAGGAACATTCTCGACTATGCTACTTGACATCAAGGATATTGTACGAGGAATAGAAAAGACAGAGAATCGCTCATGGAATCTAGTAGAGACAAATCAAACAATCATGGAGGACGATACGACCGCTCATGCATTGATGCACGGAATACTAGAGTTCACATGGACATTTAGCTAAAAAAAAATAAGGTAAGTAATTCAACAATTAGTTAGGAGGAATAGACATGGCACAGTCAATGACAGCTGTAGCTGGGAAAAAGATAGTATACCTTTACAGACTTTTGTCAAAAGCAGCAACAGAAAAGGGCGCTGCAATTGCGTTTGTAACGGAGAATGGACGTTCAAAGTCAAAGGATGCTGACTCAACAGCAACAAAGGACGGAAAGATAAGAACTCCTGGAGCAGCAGAAACAGAAATCACATGCACATCAATCCTTGCAAAGGGCGACAAGCTAATCAAGGCACTTGAGGATGCACTAGACAACGACGAGATTGTCGAGATATGGGAGGCAAACCTTGAAGAGGCTGGCACCGGAGCTAATAAGTTCAAGGGGATGTATTTTCAAGGATATCTCACAAACTTCGAGATTAAGTCAGGAGCTGAGGATATGGTAGAAGTATCACTCACATTCGGAATCAATGGTTCGGGCGTTCGTGGAGATGTAACTGTAACAACAGAACAGCAGGCCGTTGCGTCTTATGTATTTAAGGACACAACAGCTGGAGCGTAGAGGAAGAGTAAGGGCGGTTTGAATACCGCCTTTTTTTTGTACAAACATTCATCATCCAAAAATCGAGAGAGGGAAAGAAAATGAACACAATGGAGCTTGAAATCAACGGAAAAACCTATTCTTTTAAGTTTGGGATGGGATTTTTACTTGAAATAAATAAAACCTATGAGGTGGAATCAGTCGGCAGTAAGAATAAGGAAAAGGCGGGACTTGCGTTTAATGTTAGCGGCATTCTTGACAAGAACCCCGAGTCACTGCTCACAGTCCTAGAAATCGCTAACAAGACTGAAACCCCTAGAATCAGCAAGAACGAAATCATGGCATATATAGAAAGCGAAGACACAGACATCGACGGACTATTTGCAGAGGTGCTCGATTTTTTATCGAAAGCCAACTGTACCAAGAGCATGACTCAGAAGATGCAGATGGCAGCGAAAGAGGCAGAGGAAGAAGAGAGAGCACTGAAGAAAAGACAGATGGATCTCATGGGAATGCTCAGTCAATAGAGGAAATCTACGAGGCGATTGCAATAGACTGCTTTAGGTTCTTTGGATTTAAGCGAATTGAAGAGGTGAACACTCTAACATTTCCTGAATACCAGCTACTAGTAAAGGCCCACAATCTCAAGCAAGTTGACGAGCAGTACAAACTACATTGGCAAGCATATTTGAACTTTGCAGCATCTGCGAAGAAGAAAGCTGGTAAAGACAAAATCAAGCCTGTGTTTGCACGATTTGACACATTCTTTGACTACGAGGCAGAGCTAGATAAGGCAAGGGGAATCAAGAGGAACGAAGATAAGCTAATCGCAGTCGGAAAAATAATGAAACAAGGAAAGGAGGAGACACATGGCTGATTATTCGGTGAAGGCGATACTATCGGCAGTAGATAAGAACTTTACTAGCACGTTTGCAAAAGCAGATAGAAGTGTTACAGGATTACAGTCGAGGCTATCTAGGGGCTTTGGTTTTGGACTATTCGCCGGTGCTGGTCAAGCTGCGTTTAACAAAGTGACTAGTGCTATTGGTGGCATGAAAAACGAGCTCATAGAGTCGTCGAGAGCATGGCAGAACTTCGAGGCTAACATGCGAATGAATGGGCATACGAGAAAAGAATTTGCTGAAACTAGAAAAGAACTGCAGAGGTATGCAGAGCAGACTATATACAGTTCATCCGACATGGCTAGTACATTCGCTCAGTTTGATGCAGTCGGAGTAAAAAGTTCAAAGGACCTTGTAAAGGCTTTTGGCGGGCTTGCGGCCGCATCGGAAAACCCACGTCAAGCGATGAAGACGTTATCCGTACAGGGGGTACAGATGGCAGCTAAGCCTAAAGTGGCATGGATGGACTTTAAATTTATGCTAGAACAAACTCCGGCGGGTATATCTAAAGTCGCTAAGGCAATGGGAATGACAACTAAAGAACTTGTAGCTAATGTACAGGATGGCAAGGTTAAGACTGAGGACTTCTTCGCAGCTGTTAGAAAGGCTGCTGGTGCTGGTAGTGATTTACAGAAGATGGCTACACAGTACAAGGATATATGGCAAGCATTGGACGGACTTCGTGAAACAGTCTCCAACAAACTACAACCAGCATTTAGGGCCTTTAACGACAAAGGAATCAAAGTCGTGACAAAGGCTACAAACGAGTTTTCGGACGCAGTCGACAGATTGACTGAAGCTTTTGAAAAAAACGGTCTGAGTGGAGTTTTGGATGAGCTAGCGTCATCCGCTAGCAAGCTACCGGCCCCACTAAAGGAGATTGCAGCAGTGGGCGGAGCAATGGCTGGAATCTTCGCCGGACGAAAGATATTCAATCCTAAGACTTTTGGTTTGGTAAGCGACGGTATAGGCCTTATAAATCATGGCATAAAATCTATACCAGCCGGACTAGACAAGGCGACAGAGGGACTATTTAAGCTACAGACCATGACGGGTCGTTTTGACGTTGGGTCGAGGGGCAACAAGATATGGCAAGGCATATACTCACAGTTTGAAAAAGCCTCTGTAATGTCATCTAGCGTATTAGACAAAATGGGCAGTGCATTGCCTAACAGAGTGACTGCATTAGGCAGTCGATTAGGCGGTGCGTTTAGTGTAGTCGGTGGTAAGGTTACAGGCGGACTTGCGAAAGTCATGGGACTAGGACTGAGGCTTATACTTCCCGCAGCCTTAATTGCAACCGCACTAGCTGGGCTAGGCGTGCTGGCTAATGCATACGGGGACAAAATCAACGACATGATAAAGATAGCAGCTGAGAAAGGACCTGAGGTTATTGCCAACTTTACAAAGGGAGTGACGAGCAAGCTACCGGATCTAATCAATAGCGGTTCACAGTTGCTGATTAACTTCCTTAGTGGACTAGCTCAGCTACTTCCTAACGTGCTGGAGAGTGCTTTTACAATCATTGAGACACTTGTCAATGGACTATCGGCTAACGCACCTAACATCATCACAAGTGCGGTCGAAGTGCTATCACAGTTTATCATTGGTATTGCTGAGCATTTACCTGACCTCATAGCAACCGGCATGAGTTTGATTGCTTCGCTTGCTCAAGGGATTGCTCAGAATTTCCCTCAAATTGTCGAAACCGCATTTAATGCGCTCATGAAGTTTGTTGATGGCATGATTAACAATCTACCGCAAATACTGCAAGCGGCAGCACAGATTATACTATCGCTTATTACCGGACTTGTAACTGCTTTTCCTACAATCATCCAAAAGGGCTTTGAGCTGATACTCAAGCTTGCAATTGGAATTGTAAAGGCTATACCGCAAGTTTTTAAAGCAATTCTAGGACTAGGTAAGGGAATCGTTGAGAGAATCTCCAAAATCAACTTACTAAGTGCCGGAAAGGCTGTCATAGACGGATTTTTAAGTGGATTGACGGCGGGTTTTAGCAAAGTAAAAAACTTTGTCGGTGGAATTGCTAGCTGGATTAAGAAACATAAAGGACCTATTGACTATGACAAGAGGTTACTCATTCCCGCTGGTAGAGCAATCATGCAAGGACTTGACAAAGGACTAACCTCTTCATTTGCAAAAGTAAAGAGTACAGTCGATGGCATGGGTTCCAGCATAGCTGAGAGCTTTGGAATCGGCAGACAGATGAGCTTTGCCGGTATACCTACAGCTAGTCTATCAAGTGAGTATGACTATGATGCGGTAGCAAGATACACAGTGGTCGTTCCGGTCGAACTAGATGGTAAAGAAATTGCAAAGGCAACCGCAGACCCTATGCGTGAGGAGTTAAGCAAGCGAGAGAAGAGGGAAGGAAGGAGACACGGACGTGTATAGATTTACTGACGTGACCGAAAAGGGTAGCACAATGCTACCCTCTGAGGCCTTACGAATAAATGGCAAATATATCGAAGATCTTGTCAAAGGCTATAAGACGCTCAATGTAAAGGGCAGAGAGTTACTGCTAGCAGACATAGACGAATACTCAACAGGTGGAGCTGATGGCACTAGTATGCGAAGACGAAAGTATCCAGCTAGAGTCATCACTGTGACCTTCCAACTCATCGCAGAAACTAACGAGGAATATCGAAGATCCTTTGAGAAACTCAACGAAGTTTTGAACGTTGAAGATGCACAGCTCATTTTCGACGATGAAAAAGACAGGTATTACATAGGCACTCCATCAAGCTATGAAGACATAGAACCTGGCCGTAACGCAGTCGTTGGAAAATTCACCATAAAGTGCTTTGATCCATTCAAGTATGCACTCAATGAAAAGGTGGTTACCGCGAACAAAGACAAGGTTTTTGAGTTTAATTACGATGGAACCTATCCAGCTCATCCACATTTTGAGATATTTTTACCAGAATCATCATGTGGATACATGGCATTTGTCAATCAAGATGGGAAGATTATTCAGCTAGGCAATCCGGCAGAAATTGACGGAATACCATTGCCACCATCAGAGCGACTCATTGACATTTCAAGGTATAGCAATCCGTTTAAGGTAAGCGAGTGGAAGATTAACGAAAAAAATCTCCCATCACTACACGGAATGATGGCGATAGATGGCACGTTGGATACCGTGACCGACAAGGTGCAAGCGAGCAACTATGGAACCGGAACTAAGTTTCACGGTCCATCAATCACTAGAATGCTAAAAGCGGATAAGAGTGGGCATGTTGGAGCAATGAATTTTAGATGCACGTTCTCGCACAAGTTTTGTCTTTCAAAGGGTGTTGTGAACCAGCAAGGCGCGTTCAATGTGCTCTTTTGCCACAACACAGGTACAGAGCGACACCTTGTCACAGCTTTTTCAATTGAAACTTACGAAACACCTAGAGTCGCACTGACAAGGATGTTCGAGGCTAGTCGAGGCATTTCCATGTATGGTCCTGATGTTCCAATAGATTGGGATAACCTAAAGACTGGAGCCCCTGAGCATGCATCAAACACATGCACAGTAACCAAAGTGGGCGAGGTTGTAACCTTTAATATCTATGGTTCAAAGCGAACAATAACCATAAGAGAGCGAGATAACAGAGAGGTAAACGAAATTAGCATCATTTTCGGTGCGTATGGTAACAAGCCGACTTTAGGACTGAATATGCTATATGATTTAACCTTTACGAAGGACCATGCAACGACATTTATAGACATACCTAACAAATTTTCGCAAGGCGATAACATCAAAGTGAACGGAGATGAAGGGCGTATCATAGTCAACAATCTTGAAACCCCTGAGTACGGAGCAATCGGCAACAATTGGGAAGGCTTTAAGATAACGCAAGGTGCAAATCGTATCAATGTAGCGATGTCAGACTGGACAAAGAACGCACAGCTAAAACTAAAATACAGAGAGAGGTACATATAAAAAATGATAATCTATTTTACTGACAAAAAGCTAAACATACTAGGTATGGCCTCAACTCAGCTACCTACCGGCTTTAAAATCACCGGCGACAGCAAGGTTCAAGCAGTGGACACAGGTATCGCCACTTTAGGATTTAAAATCGTTTATACAAGCGAAAATAAGGCTCTATTAGAGCAAATGACAACGACTGGCAATCAGCTTTTATGCTCAAGGGATGGCAAAGACGAGGTATATACCATCATTGACACTGTAGAAGACTCTAAGAATCAAGACATAGAAGTCTATGCGGAAGATGCTGGGCTTGATCTACTCAACGATATTGCAGAGCCTTTTACCTCTGCAGAGGCAAAGCCTATTAGTTGGTATATTGAAAAGTGGACAAAAGACAGTGGTTTTGAGATAGGTATCAACGAAATCTCAGACCGTTCTAGGAAACTGAGTTGGGATGGAGAAGCGACTGTGACCGAAAGGCTTGCTAGCGTATCAAAGCAGTTTGATGCGGAGGTATCGTATAGCTTTGATATAAAAGGCTTAACAGTGGCGCACAAGTACATCAACATCCATAAACGCAGAGGGAAGGACGTAAAAGAGGAGCTCAGACTCAATCGTGATATAGACAGAATCGTTGTAAAAAAGTCTATATCAAATCTAGCAACAGCTTTAATCGTAAAAGGTGGCACTCCGGAGGGAAAGGAAGAACCAATCACTCTAAAAGGCTACGTATACGATGATGGCGATTTTTACGTCGATGCAGATGGGCGATTATGTTCAAGGACGGCACTTGCTAAGTGGGGAAGAATCAGCGAAATCATATCGGAAGACGGACTAAAGAAGACACAGATATTTAAGCACATCACAAAGACGTATAGCTATGACACTCTCGTGCAGAAGACACTGTGTAACCATGCAATCGGCAAGCTGAAGAAGATTAGAGACATTGAGGAAAATTACGAGATTGACATCAACAGACTTCCTGAGAACGTCTCAATCGGTGACAGAATCAACATTATTGATGAGGCTGGCAAACTCTACCTATCGGCTAGACTGCTCAAGCTAGAGGAATCTATCGACGATGGCATGCAAAAAGCCACTCTCGGCGAGTATCTAATACAAGACAGTGGAATCTATCAGTCGATTATTGACCTTGCGAACGAGCTCAAGGCTCTTCCACGGCCTAAGCCACTCTACACATGGATTGCGTATGCTGATGATAAGAATGGAAAAGGAATATCGTCTTCTGCAGATGGCAAGGCATATTTAGGCATAAGCAACGGAAGATCAAGCGAGACAGTAGACCTAAGCAATCCGGGAATCTTTACATGGAGCAAAATCAAAGGCGAAGATGGAAGGCAAGGAGATAAGGGCGAAAAAGGGGAACAAGGCTTACCAGGTAAAAAAGGCGCAGATGGTAAATCTGCTTATACTTGGATAGCTTATGCAAGCGACAACAAAGGCACAAACTTTGCACATACTTACTCAAATATCCATACATGGACAGGAATCGCACTAGGTAAGGAAAGCGAGGCCCCTTCAAGTGACTACACAGATTATCAATGGCATCCGATCGTTGACGAAACACTAAGAACTGAAATGGAGGAGCTATCAGATATGTCTGTAGAGGCATTTAAAGAAGCACGAAAGACGGCCACAGACTATATAACATCATCACCTCAAGGCCTGATGGTAGCAGACCTCAAAGACGGACATCAAGATCCTGAAACAGCGACAGGTTCAAATGTACTTATCACAAGCGAAGGTGTGAACATTAGAAACGGACAGAGTATCAACGCATCGTTCGGGAAGAAAGTATCAATATACAGCGAGGAATCAGAACTCACACTTGATAAGTCTCTTGAGATTGGTTATATCAACACACCCGCAGAGGGAACGATAAGAGCGAGCATATCTCCACGAGAGATATCACTCACCAGCACAGCAGCAAAAATAAACCTCGGAAACACATTGTCAATAGGTTCAAACGATGCACTGACATACGGAATGTATCGAGGGAATCGCTCATTAGTCTTTGAGAAAAATGGCACTATAACAGCATCAGACCCAATATCGGTACCCGAACTCAGAATCAGAGATGCAAGTCTAAAAGCTAACGGAACACAGCTTTACACAGATGGTGGCTTTAAAGCTAAGAGTGTTGTTGGGTCGTTTATGCAAGCAAACTCAACGCAAAATGTTCTACTAATGAGAAATGGTGTCATAACTCCGCTGCAACTTAACAATCGGTTGTTTTCGAGTGGCGATGTTTTTTCGCTCATCAATGGTGCAATTAAAGTCAGCGAGGGAGGACTGTATGAAATCAGTGCTAGTGTTTACTTTGAGAACGTTGTTGGGACATCTCCGGTTAAAGGCGTTTACATCAAATCAAATGGCAATGAAATTGCGTCAACATTTATCACAACAGGGGTAGGTGGAGGTATTGGACTTGCTTCAAAGGTGGTATCGCTGACAGCTGGTGCGGAGGTGACTCTGAACGCTAGATACGCCGGAGGGGTTAATATCACAGTAGAGGGGAATAACCCAGCTACATATCTTTATATCAAATATCTATGCGGAGCAGAAGGGTAAAATAGGAGGATGTATGGAAAGAGCAATAATAATAGCTGTATTTGCGAGCACGGGGCTTTGGAGTTTTATTAGCATGCTAGTGCAGAGGTACATGGAGCGCAAGAGTGACTATGCAATGATGATGCGTGGATTGGGTCACGATAGAATATGCTATCTCGGAGAATCTTACATCAGACGAGGATGGATTACTCGTGACGAATACGAGAACTTAGTGGATTATCTGTACACCCCATATAAGGGACTAAAAGGCAATGGGACGGCGGAGAAGATCATAAACGAGGTTAAGCAGCTCCCCCTCACAGATAGCAAAATCAAATAATTGTCAACCGGGTGGCGAGAGCCACCTTTTTAATTATAGGGACGTGTCCCTGTTGAGTACGCAAAGCGTGCGAAATAAAAAACCACCTGCTATGCGGGTGGAAAACAATGGGTTATACCCAAACACCTTTCCAGATATAATAGAATTGTTCAAGCTACTATCATAAAGAAAGGAAAGGTGTTATAAATGGCGAATAAACATAATAGCCTATCTCATACAAAATGGTTGTGTAAGTATCATATTGTATTTACTCCAAAGTATAGACGAAAAATCATATATAATCAATACCGAGAAAGTATAAAAGAAATAATAAAGTCACTTTGTAAATATAAAGGTGTTGAAATAATAGAAGGACATTTGATGGCAGATCATGTTCATATGCTAGTAAGTATACCACCTAAATATAGTGTATCAAGTATCATGGGATACCTGAAAGGTAAAAGTGCGTTGATGATTTTTGACAAACATGCAAATTTAAAATACAAGTTTGGAAATAGGCATTTTTGGTCAGAGGGATATTATGTAAGCACGGTAGGACTTAATGAGGCTACAATAGCAAAGTATATAAGAGAACAAGAGAAGCACGACATAGCGATAGATAAATTAAGTGTTAAGGAATACGAAGACCCTTTTAAGGGTAGCAAGTAATACAAGTACCCTTTTAAAGGGTTAGCAACGAGTCAAAGGCGGTAGTAGCTTGAACGAAGTGAAAGCGAGCGCCTTGAGGTGTTGTCGGTAACAATGGCTTATAGCCAAAGAACAAACCACCCGTTTTACGGGTGGTCATGATTTATTTCAAGGAGGTAAACTATGAAGAACAGAAATTGGAAAGATTGGGGCAAAAAAGCAGGCATTAGAGCCGTTAAGACAATGGCAGAGGCTGCACTCGGCGTTATAGGCACTGCAACCTTTACAGGCGAAGTGCGTTGGGGTCAAGTAATAAGTGCAGCCGTCTTGGCTGGAATTATAACACTACTTGTAAATGCCAAAGGCATGCCGGAGCTCGACGAGGAAGTCAAGAACTTTAAAGACTTGGAGGGTTAATATGTTACATGGAATTGATATTTCAGGATGGCAGGAAGGAATACAGCTAGCAAATGTACCCGCAGATTTTGTAATTATCAAGGGAACGGGCGGTGCCGGATATGTATCGGCAGAATGTGACGGCTTTGTACAGCAAGCAAAGGCCGCAGGGAAGCTAATCGGAGTATACCACTTTGCTCGTGAGGTTGGTTTTGGCGGAACTCCTGAAGAGGAAGCACAGTGGTTTGTAGATAACTGCGGTGCATATTTCGATGGCACGGTTATTCCCGTGCTAGACTTTGAGCAGGATGTATATTTGGGCGCAGAATGGGCAAAAGCTTGGCTCGATGCAGTTTATAGACTTATAGGCGTAAAACCTTTATTTTATAGCTATTTAAGTTTCATAGAAAGTCACGATTGCAGTGCTATAGCTAACGCAGACTATGGATTGTGGGTAGCCCAGTACGACCACAACAATGCAACAGGATATCTCGAAAAGGCTGCACCATATGTGCCATACTGGAGCGTTGTTGCAATGCACCAGTACACATCGCATGGACATCTAAGTGGATACAACAAGAGACTTGATCTTGATGCATTTTATGGCGATGCAGATACATGGTATGCATATGCGAGGAAGCAGGGCGGAAAAGCAACGCAAGTTGTTACGCCAAAACCTGAGCAAGTCGATATTGGTGCAGAGGTCATCAAATACGCAGGAGATGACAGATATGCAACATCCGATATCATAGACAAGGAGTTTGCAAAAGCAAATAAGGTGATTGTTTCAGGTAAAAACTTCCCTGACGGAATAAGCGCAGCATTTCTCGCAAAAGCAAATAAGGCAAACATAGTGCTAGATCATCCTGAGCAATCTTACGGGCTCAAAACATATATCATCGGTGGCGATATAGTAAACAGGGGCGGAGCAAAAGTAATAAAAGGAGATACTAGATACGATACAAATCTAGAAGTTTTGAAAGAATGCTTTTCAAAGACAAAATCTATCATTGTTACTAATGGCAGCGATTGGGCTGATGGCGTATCCACACTTACAGCAAATATTCCAGTGCTTATAGTCTCCGAATTCGTAAAAGCAAATCAAATCGTAGAACTAAAAAAACACAATGATTTACACTTTATTATTGTGGGCGATACAGGTGTTGTTAATACTACTGTAGAAAAGCAGCTTGCTGAGATTGGCAGCATCGAAAGGGTCAAAGGAGCAGATAGATTTGAAACGTCGAGAAAAATTGCAGAGCGTTTTTTCCCGGCAGCTGAAGAAGCTGTTGTAGTTGCTTCTTGGGCCGACGCAATCGTGTCAAGCAACATAGGTGAAATGCCTATACTTCTTATAGGAGAAAATAATACAGCTGAAGCACAATCATATATCGCATCTCATAGGGTGAAGAGAGCATATGCTGTTGGGCTTGCTTGTGAGCTTGTTGTATAGCGGTTAAATCAAGAGGGCGTTTGCCCTCTTTTTTTGTTGCCATAAATCGTTTTTGAGCATACAATCTAAGGAGTAGTGGTAGCAAAATCAAAAATACGAATTATATACGAAAAATATATTTTTGATGACTTTGAGGATGGAGATATAAGGCTCGAAATGGCTAAAAATAGCCATAAGAATATATGTGTAAATATTAAAAAACATATCAAATTACTCTCGCCATCTCCACCAAAACAGCTTGAACCGTTGAATTTTCAACGGTTCATTTTTTATATATACGAATCATATACGAATTTCATCTAAAATTGATGTTGCCTTGCTTTCTTCTGCTGGGTAAAAGTGACTATAAACATTTAAAGTTGTTGCGATGTCGGAGTGGCCGAGGCGCCTGCTTATCTCCAATATGTTAATGTCGTTATTGGCCAAAAGTGATGCATGACTATGTCTAAAGTCATGGATCCTGATGTGATGTAGTCCTGCTCGCTTTGCTGCCTCTTTGTTCACATTTTCGATGCTTGTATCCCTGAGCGGATGAAGTCCACCACATATATGATAACTTACATTAAATCCGCTATATTGCTTGCAGTGTTTGAAATGTTCATCAAGAATGTCTGCTAACGGCCTTGAAACCTCTATGATGCGATTGCTGTTGATGTTTTTCGGTGGTGTTTCCCTGTCGCCATTTCCAAGCTTTTGGGAAATACTTTTACTTATTGTAATCTTCCCATTGCGATAGTCGGCCCATCTCAATGCATGGATTTCGCCCTTTCTCGCTCCAGTAAAGTATGCCAGGGCGAAAAATACATAGTAGTCGTTGTAGTTTCGCTCCTCTGAAATCACCTTAACTTCTCTTATAAACTTAATAAACTCTTCTTGTGTATAAAAAAGGATCTC